GCAAACAGCCAACCTAGTTGGCGAGACCGGCCTTGAACTCTTTGTGCCGGGCTCTAGCGGCTATGTCGTGCCGAACAATCGGCTTGGCGGTTCAGGTGGCGGCACAACCGTCAATGTCGTCAACCAGGGGGGCATTGAATCGACGCAGCGCCGTTCAACGAGCGGCGGGCGCGAGATAATTGAGATCGTAAATCGCGTTGTCGAGGGCCGGTTCCCGGATTTGCTCAACCGCAACGCCCCGCTGATCGGCGGTCGTCCGATCGCCAAGCGGACGGTCTGATATGCCAGCTTGGCCCGGCGACCTCCCACGGCAGCCGATGGACGGCAGCTATAACTATGCGCCCGTCGATAATGTCGTCAGGACAGACAACGATGTCGGCCCGCCCATCATGAGGCGGCGCTTTACCGGCTCCACTCGGGTCGAAAGCGGAACTCTTGCGCTGAATGACGCGCAGGCCCGCTCGCTTATGGACTTCTGGGATATTGATACTGCGCAAGGCTCACTGTCATTCTCTATGCCTTCATGGCGCGATGGAGTTGTGCGGGATCACACGTTCGCGGGCGCGCCATCTATATCGCGTTCGGCTAACACCTATTTTGCCTCCATAACTCTTCGCCACGACGTTTAGCCCATGCCGCTGTCTCAAGAGCAGGTTAACGCTGCGCTGGAGCGTGAAGGCGACGACCCATGGATTGCGCTGCTCGAATTGCAGCATGACGACATGAACGGGGGCGCTTCGGTCAGGCTGGCGCGAAACCCGACAGAAGACATCGTTTCAAACGGTAACACCTATTCGAAGTCGTGGTTTGAAATAGAACTGCCGAGCGATGATGAAACCCCTTCGGTCTGCCAGATCAGCATCATGAATGTTGACGGCGAGATCGGAAGGGTTCTCGACACCTTGACCGGCGCCATTGAATGCACAGTCCGGGTCATTATCGCCAGCGACCCGGATACCTATGGCCGCGAGTTCCTGAGATTCAAACTGCGAAACGTCCAATGGGATGCGCTGGTCGCGTCCGGCGAATTAAGCCAGGCAACGATAACGAACAATAGATGGCCGAAGTATCAGGTGACGCCAAAATACTTCAAGCATCTCTTTGCCTGAGATGGGTTGATGAATATGTCGGCGTTCCGCATCTCAAGGGCGGCCTAGCCCCGCCGGCGTGGGATTGCTACGGGTGCCTTCGGTATGTGCTGGCTCTTCACGCCGCCATCCTTTTGCCCGCAGACCCGACGCTTTTGGACCGCAGTCAATGGACGAAGGTTTCGGGCGAGCCGCATGCCTTTGACTTAGCCGAGATGAGGGCGAGAACTGAGCATGTCGGGCTTTTCGTTTCGCCAACTCATATCCTGCATTGCGAGGAATCTACCGGCACGGTTTGCGTCCCTGTCTCCCGGCTCCGGTGGCCAGTGCGCGGCATATGGCGGCATGAGTCGCTAATATGAATCGGCTTGTCCCGGTTCGCGTCAATACCCGCTTCATCGGGTTTGACGGTTTGGAAGATCATAAGTTCCGAGAGGGCATGTCCCTTGAGGAAATGGCAAGGGCTGTCCCGAACTTGCCAGCCGCATTCTGGGCTGGTGATGGCGTCATTCGCATGGACGGGCAGACCATGCCCCGCGAATGGTGGGCCTATATCCGCCCCAAGGTAAGCGACGAAGGCAAACAGCTTTCGGTTATCACGTTCCATGTCAGGCCGCGCGGATCGGGCAAGACTGCCGGCATCCTAACGACGATTGCCGGTGTCGCGCTCATCGCGGCTGGTGTCTATTTTGGGCAAGGCTGGCTCATCAATCTTGGCATCGGCGTTACGCTTGCCGGTGTAGGGATGCTGCTTGCGCCGCCACCGCCGCAGCAAAAGGCGGGCCAGGAATCAAGATCAATACAGGCCGGGATTTCCGGCAACCCGCCCGCGCCATTCGAGTGGCTGACTCGTGTACTTGGGCGGATGGTCTATTCGCCGCCCTATCTGATTAGGCCGTATACGACCTATTCGCGCGGCTCGATTACAGTTGCTGGCGCTGTCGGGTTGGTCGGGCGCCATGCCGTAACCAGCGTTCGCATCAACGGCGCTCTTGCCGACTCGATGTCGAACTTGACCTATCAAACAAAGACCGGCGCGTCCGGTGATACCGCGCTCACGGTCGGCAACAAGTGGGTGTGGGAGGAATCCCCACGCATCCGGCTCTCGAACTTCGACCTCAAGACCGATTCCAGCCAGCGCGACGAGCTTTTCGACCAGACGACCCCCGCCAATTCCTATCCTCAATATCAGACCTTCCTTACACGCTCTGGCGACTATGCCGACAAAGTTGTAATTCGCTTCCTGTTCCCGCAGGGCATGTCGGCAGATACCGATACCAATGTCGCAAGCGTAATCCCCATTCGTGTCGAATTCCGCAGGCGCGGTTCGTCTACCTGGATACTTGGCCCTGAATTCCATTTCTATGATGAGAACAAGGGCAAGGCCGAGCTTCGCCAAAACCTTACCTTCCTGTGGCAGGCTGACACGACAGGGCGATTGGCCAGCGTCAACAATGACCGCATAAGCTATGTCGCTTACAGGCAAGGGTTTTCAACCGTCATTGCTGATGCTTATTTCTCGAACGGCTCTTCGCGCTATGCCTATCATGTCGGGCGCGATGGAGACGGGTTCTATGTCTACCTTGATCCAGCGACATTCCCGAAGGATCATTACGAATTCCGGGTTAAGCGCGGGCTTGCCTATCGTCACGGGCTATTTAGTTCGTCAGCTTATACTTACAACGGCTCAACGCCTGGCCTGTTCTTTGACCACTATTTCTCTTCGGGCGTCGCAAAAGTTCGCGTCGATCATGAGTTCAAGATCAGAGCTGAAGCGCATGTCGAGGCATTCCAGACTTGGCTAGATGAATATCCGCTTCAGGATGCGCTTGACGGAGGCGTGCCGCTAACCCTGATCGGCTTTGAAGGTCGCGACATGGAGATAAACTCCGTATCGGCGACCTTTGAATCACAAGTAGCTATCTGGAGCGGTGGCAACTGGAACACCGTCACAACCTCGCGCAACCCGGCTGCTCATTATCGGCATGTTTTGCTTGACGATCTCAACGCCGACCCACGCGCCGCGGAGATCGTCAACAGCGGCGTTCTGGAAGACTGGTACACCCATTGCGCGACCAACGGCTATGAGTGCAATGCGCCAGTCTCGGCTAACGAGCCTGATGTCCTGTCAATGATCGCGTCTGCCGGGTGGGCCGGCATTCGCAGCCATGAACAATGGGAAGTTATCCTTGAGCGCGATACGTCGTCCTTTAGCATTACCCAGCTTTTCACCCCGCTCAATTCATCCGGCTATGTCGCATCCAAAGCCTTTGCCGACCTACCGCACGCGCTGAATGTCGAATATGCGGACGAGGACGACGATAACAATCTCAAGACCCTGATCGTCTATGCGCCTGGTTATACGTCAGTCAATGCGACGCGGTTCGAAACCATCCGAATGGATGGCATTACGGATTCAAACAAGGTAGCCGAACGCGCTATCAATCTGCTGCGCGTCATCTATTATCGTCAGACCGAACGCAGGATCGATGTCGGGGTTGAGGCGCTGGTATCGCAGCGCGGCGATGTCGTCGGGCTCGCACATGACCTGAAAGACGAACATGTCTGGTTTGGGACGGTCAAGAGCGTCCTTACCAGCGGCTCCAATGTCACTGGCATCGTGCTGAACGGTAAGGCTCTGCTCTCACAGGCATCGCCACCATTCGGCGCGGCGCTTCGCTATATGAGCGGCCAAATCGCTCTGAAGCAGATACTTGCATCAGGTGACAGCGATACGCTTATGTTTGCTACGCCATTTGCCATCCCGGCGAATGACGTGCTGCGCAAGGGCTGCCTTGTAACTGTCGGGGTTCTGAACGAGGAAGCGCGGCGCTGCCGGGTTTCCAATATCCGCTACAAAGACNAATTCACCGCGACGATCTCGCTGGTTGACGAAGCGCCTGAGATTTACACTGGCGTCTTCTCAGCGCGCGGCGTGGCGGCTGGCGAAAGTGGCGCGAGTGGCATAGGCGGACTGACCGCAACGCTGACTGGCGTTGGCAATGCGGCCGGGCTTAGCGAAGCGCTTGCTATTGGTGACTATCTGGGCACGACTGCTGCGGTCGGCGCATCGTCCGGCATCGGCGCGGCGGCGGCGGTTGGTTCAAGCTCTGGCATATCAGCAAGTGTCGGTTCCGCCTCTGGCGTGGGCGCGGCTTCCGGGGCTGGCTATGCTGAAGGCATCGCCTCCACGGCAGGCGCCGCAAGCGGCGTCGGCAGTACTGTGGCGGTCGGAACTACAATTGACACTTGGGGTGCAGGCAGCGCAGCCGGCGTCGGGACCGCTCTCGGCATATCGCCGCAAGGCGTCCCGTCCTCCGTCTTTGTTCCCAAGACGCTGCTTACGGACACTGCAAACATCTCGGCTGGCGCGGGGAACTATAATTGGACTGGCAGGGATATTGGCACGGCCCATGCAGACCGCGTCATTATCATGGGCGTTCTGGGCGGAGACTTCGGTTCCGCCGCGCATGTGCTTACCGTAACCCCAGAAGACGGGCCGGATGCGGGGACACCGATCGTTGCCGACTTCGTTATCTCAAATGGTAGCTCGCTTGCAAACATTCTGGTCGCGAGGGTGCCCACCGGGACGACGGCAACCTTCGATATTGATGTCACGGGCGCCAGCATGCAACGGGCCATCATTGGCTATGGCGTGTTCTATCCAGCATCGGACGCCGCGGTAGACAGCGGAACGGGCGCCGGCTCGCCACTCAGCAACCTCGCAATTGAGGCAGGTGGCGTGGCCGTTGTTATTGGTCGCGTCGAAAGCGCAAGCGTGATCACGCAGACAGGGACATGGAACGGCGTCGATGCCGTGGTCGAAGTGGCTGATACGCAGGTTGAAAGTTTCAATGTCTGGTTTGGCTACGTCGATTGTACCGAAACGGATGCCACCCGTGACTTTACGCTGACGCCGACAAGCGGAACGTCTCGCTATGTCGGCGCGTCGTTTGGCCCGCCCGCCTAACCATACAATCTCGGAGCTTGAAGCATGAGTTCGGCGCTCTCTATCTGGCGCGGGGCAAACCAGACGATTGTTTGGAACTGCACCGATAGCAACGGCACCGCCTACAATCTTTCAGGGTCGGAATTCCGCCTGACCGTATCGGCCGATGGCAGCACTATTGAGAAAACCAGCGGCGACACCGGCTTCACCATTGATACCGGCGATTCAACTGTTACTTGGGAAATCAGCGTTGCCGAAAGCCGGATAATCCCGCTCGGCAGGCTCTCGACCTTTGAACTCGAATGGCGATTAAGCGGACGCCACGAAATCGTCTCTTCTGGCACGATCGAAGGCCTTGGCGGCATCAATGACGACGACTGAAATCGCCGTTGTTCTGCCGAGCGCGCCGCAAAGCATGACCATCGTGCTTTCTGGAACTTCGCCGGCTGGCGGGGATACGTCGCTGGATTTCAGCGATGCCGACAACTCTCAATACATCGCCCTCTTAGAGGACATCTGACATGGCAACGATGAATGTCAAGGACGCGGCCGGCGATACGGTTGCGATCGAGAAGCCGCTTGCGCCTGGCAGGGCTGCGGCCAGCGCGTCGCGGCCGGTTGCGCTGTCGAATGAAGACTTCGCTCTACTAGATGGTCTTGAGACGGCGATTGCCTCGACCAACACCAAGCTCGATACAGTCATCGGCCATGTCGATGGGCTAGAAACGTCATCCGGCAGCGGCAACACGCTGCTTGGCGCGGTTGACGAGACCGCGCCCGGTTCCGATACTGCAAGCGCCGGATTGAACGGCCGCCTGCAACGGATTGCGCAGCGCTTGACTTCGCTCATCGGCCTGCTGCCAACGGCGCTTGGCTCGGCCGCCGCGTCCGCATCCTTGGCAGTCACCGCATCAACCGAAGACATCGCTCGGATTGGCGCAACCGATGAAACCGCAGCGTCCAGCGACACGGCTACGTCGGGCCTGAATGGTAGGCTCCAGCGCATCGCACAGCGCATCACTTCGCTGATTGCTCTGGTGCCGGCATCGCTTGGCGCCAAGACCGCGTCGGGCTCATTCGCTGTGACCACCGCCACGGACGATGCATTGATCGCCCTTCACGGTGCAGTGACCGAAACGGCTCCAGCATCGGACACGGCATCAAGCGGTCTTAACGGGCGTCTTCAGAGAATTGCCCAGCGGCTTTCTTCACTCATCGCGCTTGTGCCGACCGCCCTAACGGGTTCCGGCAATTTCAAGACAGCCGTTTCCGAAGCCTTGCCAGCCGGGACCAACAACATTGGTGACGTTGATATCCTGACGATCGCGGCCGGCGACAACAATATCGGCAATGTCGATATCGTTACGGTTCCCGCCGACCCGTTCGGCGCAAATGCGGATGCGGCTTCGGCGACAGGTTCAATCAGCGCGAAGCTTCGCGGCATCGCGACTGCGCTTGGCGTGACCGCGCTTGACCTTGGCTCCGGCACCGGCGGCACTCGCACGCTGCGGTTCTTCCGAGACACAGCGCAATGGGTCGGCGGCTCCGGCGCCAATGGCTCTGCCGTCCAGCGCGTAACGGTCGCGACTGACGACACCCTTGTTGCCTCACTCGCCACGAAGCTCGATACGGTTGCGACAAAACTTGACGAAACCCGCGCTCGCACGGTTCAGGTTGTTCCGACCTGTGATGCGACGGCCTGCGCTCAGTATGACGTGCTGGCTGCGACTGAGGTCATCACCAATTTGGCGCCGGCCAATGATGTCCCGGCGGGGCTTCGCAAGATTGCCGTTGCCCGCCTCGACAGCGCGACGGGCGTCGATATTCGCATATGGCTGCTCAAGGCCAACTCCAGTGTCGGCAGCGAGAACGCGGCCTTCGCGCCAGCCGACGCGGACGCCGATGACCTGATCGATTATGTCGATTTCGTCGCTGCCGATTTCGTCGGGCCGACCGGCATGGTGAACTGCTTCGCCAAGAAGGACGTCGAAATCTGGTGCCAGCCTGCATCTGGCACACGCAACGTCTACTTCGCGATTCAGGTCATGGCTGCGGCCGGCATTGATCTCGGGGCCGCGACCGATCTTGTCGTGACGTTCCAGGCGATCTAAGCCATGTATCGTGGCGCAAGACGCGCGCTGTTGCGGCGTAAGTACTATTTTACACATGCCGAGGCGGCTGCTTTGGTCGCGGCCTTTACCACCGAACCGAGCGACGCCGACAAGCGTTACTACGATACCTTCATCGGCGCGCTGAAATTTGCGAACATCTATTCCAAGATCGATGCTGGATGGTGGCTTGGCGGCCCGGACGCCCAATCGTCCCGGCTCAACTTCAAGAACCCTGGCAGCCTTACGCTTGGCTTGGTCAACTCACCATCCTTCACAGCGTATCGCGGCTTCACTGGCGACGGCTCAACATCATATCTCACTACCGGATATAACCCAAGTTCTTTTGGCGGCCAGTACACGCTTAACTCAGCACATCTCGCTATCTATTCGAGAACTTCCGCCCTAGTCGCCAATGGTTGCGACATAGGCGCCCGTGTTTCGGGTTCTGATGACCAAGCGCTCGTATTCCTTCGTAGCTCTGGAGATTTGGCATCTTTCAGATTGAACCAAGACGGCGCCGGCACTGCTGTATCTAACACCGACGCCTCCGGCCTGTTTGTCGTTCGCCGTTCCGCGAGTAATGCGGAGGCGTTGTTCCGAAATGGCTCCAGCATCGGAACGGACACGACAACGACAAATGCCATCCCAAATCTGGCGTGGTTCATCGGCGCCTGTAATCAGAATGGCTCGGCTGCGTTTTTCACCAATCGCCAACTGCTCTTTGCTTGTGCTGGCGCCAGCCTGACCGACCAAAACATCACCGATCTCAACGCCGCCGTTGCGGCTTTTGCCACTTCCATCGGAGCCTGACGGTGAACATAACCACCTCGCAAATCACGACAACCTCAATTCCGGCACCTGAGACATGGTTTCAGACAACCGGGCACACAACGCCCGACGATGGCGGCCATCTTGTCTTTGTGCAATCAGGCTTCGATCCAAACCACGCGCTAAATTTTCTATCGGCGGACGGGCGCTATTGGACCCCTGTGGCGCAGCCCATGAATATCCGCATGTTCGGCGCTCATCAAAACCGCACCAAGGCACAGAACAAGACGGCCATTCAGAATGCCATCAACTTCGGCGCGTATAAGGGCTCGAAAATCGACATCACGCGCGGCGTGTTCCAGATCGATCCTATCGACTTTGGCGTCGGGCTCTTCCTTGACGGCGACGGCAAGGGCTCCGCTCTCAAGGGGAGCTGTGTCGGCCCTCTACTCAAGCGCGTCGGCGGTGCTGCGGGGAATAACGGCCCGACCAAGTTCAGCAACTTCCAGCTCATCAACGAGCATAACGAGGGCTGCGGTCTCGACATCAACAACGGCATTCTCTTTACCGTTGAGGGCATCCTGTTCAACTGCCGAAAGAACGCCATCCGCACTGGCGCCGGTCCACTGAACGGGTCGCCTCCCGACAACGACGCCTATGTGACGACAATCCGCGAGAACATCATTCTCGGCTATGGCGGGCTGCCCGGAAGTATCGGTATCATTGCTGGCGGGCATACTCGCATAGTCAGCAATAACATAACATATTTCGATGTCGGCGCGAGACTGTTCCATATCCAGAACAAACTTGGTGACAACCGCATTGAAGTCAACCGCGTCGGCGCGCAAGTGGGTTATAATGAAGCAGGCCAAGTCTGGCCAACTCACGCAGCGATTGACGACAACTATTTCGAGGCAAATGGCGTTCACCTTCACGCGCGAACGATGTCAGGCGAAATCATCGGCAATCGCGGCCACGGCGGCAACAATGGCCCCGCCGGGCAAACCGCGATCGGCATGGACCTTGGCGAGCTTGACGGCGCAATCGTCCAGGCCAACTTCATGGGCAATGGCTATTCGGTCGCAGCAATCCGGGCATCGGGCAAGTGGAAGAACTCCGTCGTCCAGGCGAACAAGCCTCAGAACACAATTGCTACCGGCAAGCGCTGGGACATTGACGGCTTCGCTCATGAGAACTGCCAGCTTGAACCGAATGCTGCCTAGTGGAGACCGTTCTTTTGCTTCTCTCTCGACTGCTCTGGAACGGAAGGCTTGATCTCATCGTTACGAGCGCCGACCTGCATTACCCCTAGCAGGAAGAACAGAGATAATGCCCCGGCGATATAGCCGACTGCGAACGCCATCCAAGACCAGAACATGGGTGGAATCCTAGCCGATCACGCTAGGGAAGGGAATCCCTAAAATACGGGCTAACTGAGATCGAATTTTCCTGGGGATTTCCAGTTGATAGTCGTCAATTGGCGGGTTGGTAAGCTAAAATCATGAAAGCTGTCGAGAGAGTCCCATCTCAAGCCCAACTCTGCTGCTCGCTTCTTTGGGTCATACCAAGTGCCATTCGGTAGCCGGACCTGCGTTCCCTCGCTAAATCCGTGAATGTCCGAAATGAAGACCGTTGAGCCGTTTCTGTAGAAAACCACTTCTGGCGAGGAAGTCCGGTGCGCGACATGCCATTCCGGTTCTTGCTTTCTCGGCAGGGCCGCCACTGCAATCGCCGCTGCGCTGGCACCAAGTAGAAATTCTCTGCGTTTCATGAACTGGCTCCTGAAAGCCCGAAACATACCAGAGTCCAAAGCGTTTTAAAAGAGCGGCCCCCGACGAAGCTCGCGACTGCGCCGGGAGCCTGACGATCACGAAGCCAGTGGAGGCCCCATGACCGCTGAGACCAAGCCTAAGCCCGGACGCCTGACCGACAACGAAATCCACGAACGGCTAGCTCGCATTGAAGAGCGGGAGATCAATCGCGATCAAAAGATCGATTCCATGTCGGCCAAGATCGACGTGATGTTCGAGGCTTTTACGGGTGCGAAGTGGGTCAAGACCATCGTCGCCGCTTTCTTCCTGATAGCGGGGTTCTTCATCGGCGTTTACCGCGATGCGCTGGGGGTTTTCAAATGAAAACCATTGGCATTCTCACCGCGCTTGCAATCATCCTCTTACTTGTTGTGGCTTATTTCAACGCGACCCTGCCAGCAGCAGCGCATAGTTGGTATGAGCCGGCCTGTTGCTCCGACCGCGATTGCGAGCCCATCTCTTTCGACTCTGTGACGGAATCCGCAGACGGCTGGACCGTCCACTATCAGTCCAAGCAGGGCTTCCCCGTCATGGCCTTCACCCCCCGCGGGAAAGAGCGTCATTCGCAAGACGGGCGCTTTCATGGCTGCGCTACCTCAACGCGGTTCCTGTGCCTGTACGTGCCGAGCGTGTCATGAGGCAGATCATCCTCGCGGCCCTCTTCCTCCCCCTCGCGCCAGTCCTCGCCAATCTAGCCCATGCACAAACGGCGCAATGCGCCCCGCTGGAAATGATGCTTGCCAAGCTCAACATCCAGTTCGGGGAGCGCCCGCTGATCGTCGGCGCTACGCCCTCGGGCGGAAAGTTCATGCTCTTGACGAATCCTGATACCGGGACATGGACGGTCTTAGCCATTCAGGCGCCTGCCACGGCCTGCGTCGGCATGAGCGGCGATGGTTTGGTTACGGCCAAGCCGTCAAAGCCGGGAGCGCCGACATGAGGGCTAGCGTTCTTGCCCGCGCTCGCAATGGCGGGCTCATGCACACGGACGGCGGCTTGTCCGAAGAAAGGAAGAATCAATGGCTTACGGCTCGCATATCCCGCTCCGATGTCAAACTCATGCGGGAAATGTACGAGGCCGGCTGGAACATCAATCGGCTTAGCAAGGTGTTCGGCCTGAGCTGGCAAGGCGCCCGCGATATTGTTTTGGGGCGGAAGTATCTTGCCCATAAGCCCCGCCCTCAAGGTGGTTCGGAGAGGCTAGCCCATGGCTAAGAAGCCCAAGCGCTACCGCAGCGCCATAACAGGTGGCTTCCTTTTCGCAAATGTGAGCAAGGCTCTTGTTTCCCCTGTATTTGAACGGGGGAAATGTGCTAATATTTAGCGGTCTGACGGGTGCTTCCAACACGCCGCCAGACCTAACCAGTCAACCTTCTTCGGAGGCCAACATGGCTGAACTGACACAAGCGCGTTTGCGCGAACTTCTCAACTACAATCCTGAAACGGGCGTTTTCACGTGGCGGCTTAAGCCCTGTGACAGAATTGCTGCCGGGATGGTCGCGGGCGGTGAAGGCGGGCGTGGCTACTCCCAGATTTGTATCGGCAGAACTCGGTATCAGTCGCATCGACTTGCTTGGTTTTATGTTTATGGTGAATGGCCAATCCATCAGATCGATCATATCAATCTAGACCGCGCGGATAACCGTATCGCGAATTTGCGGGAAGCGACTCCATCGCAAAATGGGAGCAACCGCAAGAGCTCCCCAAAGACATCTAATCCGCTTAAAGGAGCCAATTGGGACAAGCGGAAGAAAAACTGGGTTGCCCGAATATGTATTGACCGGCGCGTCATATGCCTTGGTAGGTTTAAAACCGCAGAACAGGCGCATGACGCTTATATGCAAGCTGCCCGCAAATTATTCGGAGAGTTTGCACGAGCCGATTAAGAGTACGCGGCGAAGCATCCGAAAACAACGGTGGCGGAAAGACGCTGAGGCGTACCCGACGCCTACACTCCGAAGAGTAACCAGCTTGGCTGGCGTGCATCCCCGAAAGGGATGCCTTCGGCGCCGGGTAGTTATAACGCCTAAGCGTGCTGACGAGTCCGGGCATATCACGTCACTCAAAGCCTTGCGGCTAACCAGTGCGCCGGTCGCAGTGGCGCTCCCGGTGTCCCCATTTCGACGCATCCACTAGCGCCGCTCGTCAGCCCACTGACTCTATCAAATCACACAGGACATAGCAATATGGCAGACCCTAAATGGTTGACTATTGGCCGTGGCGAAATCGGCGTGACCGAAGCCTCAGGCAAGGCGTCGAATGATCGCATCCTTGAGTATTTCGAGGCCGCGGGCTCGGACGTAAAAGACGACGCCGTGGCGTGGTGTTCAGCCTACGCATGCTGGGTCATGGAACAGGCCGGCTATCCCTCAACCAACAACCTCGCAGCCCGCTCCTGGCTCAAATACGGCAAGCCCACGACGCCCAAGCCGGGGGCCATCCTTGTCTTCACGCGGGGCTCGGCATGGCAGGGCCACGTCGGCTTCTATGTAGGCGAGACGGCGACCCATTATCGCGTCTTGGGCGGCAATCAGGGCAACAAGGTCTCGATTGTCACCATGGCGAAGGCCAAGCTCATCTCTGCCCGCTGGCCCAGCACCGTGCGCAATTCCAATACCATGGCTGCAGGCATGGTCGGGACGGGCGGAACCGCCTTGGGCTTCATCGGGGATATGGCGCAAGAGGCGCTGCCGTTGGCTCAAGAGGCCAGCGACTGGATTGACGTTGCCAAGTATGCCTGCTTCGGGCTCGGCATTGTGATGTTCATCGTCATCATGTGGCGTCGGTATCAGAAGATGAAGGCGCCGGAATGATCGGTCTCGTTGCCCGCCTCTTCGGGATTTCCACACTCCTAAGCACGGTTCTTGTTTGGGGCGTCATAGCTGCCGCCGCATGGGGCTTCTGGACCTATCAAAAGCATAGCTGGATTGCCGAAGGCCGTGCCCAAGAGCGCGCTGTCTGGGAACTTGCCGTCCAGAAGGAAGAGGACCGCCGCCGGCAGGAGCAGGACGAACTCATCCGCAAATATGAAACCGAACTTGCCAAACTCAGAGATCAAGAGGAAAAGCTGAATGAAGAGCTTATCGCGCTGGCTGTGGAAGCTGCGAATGATCCCGCTGCCAATAGCTGCGGCCTTAGCCCTGACAGCGTGCGCCGGATATTCGGGTCGGACTAGCCCGGAGCCCTTGAAACTGGTCCCGGCGCCTGCCGAATTGAGGGCAGACTGCAAAGGGCCTGTTCCCAAGCCAAAAATGGCCGCTGGAGCGTCTATGCCGCAGAAGACTGTCGAAACCCTCTGGAGACAGGACAGGGCCTCTCTGCGCGTCTGTGGGGCTCGGCACAAGACTGCCATTGGCTATTACACTGAGCGCGATCGGCGCATCGGCGGAAACAAGTAGTTATCCCGCGCTCTATCGCGGCCCCCGTGGGTTCAGGTCTGATTGATCCAGACCCAACTTCGCAAGGTTCATCTTGGCTTCAAGCGCAAGATCAATAGCGCGGTTGAGCGCCGCAGCTGGCGTCGTGGGGTGCAACAGGTCGCCGTCTATGCCCGCATCGAAGATACGATTGTGGAGCAGGTGGACATCCGCGCCCATTGAGTCCGGGCCAATTGTCGCGTCCGCCGATACGTGGCAATTGCCGACTCGCCACCACCATCCGGGAAGTTCACGCTGCAATCTAGCGATTGCTACAGCGAGGCCGTCTGTCTCGTTTTGCTGCCAATTGCTCATCCCCAAACCCTACTCCATTTCTCCGAAAAACACCAATAGATACTAGCCTTTCCCACGCTATTGAAGTATCATTCCTTCCGCTGCGTGGAAGCGAGAGCGGCGCGGTCGAGGACAAAAGGCAACATTGCGTTGAAGATGTTTTCTGCCAAGTCGCAATAATCGCCCTGATGAGCATTGTAGTGTCCGCCGACTTTCCACGCGGGATAGCCTTCGATCTTTCCGGGATAGAGCCCTTCCCATGCCATACGGAGGGTATGCGCCAGAACTTTCGCGCCTGCGACGCGCGCTTCCTCGCTCACCTCCCCTACAGCGGGGGTGGCGACGATATGGAAGCCAGATCGGGCAAGCGCGGCGATAGCGTTGTCTGCCCCTCGCTCCGAGCCTACATTGGCGGCCCGCGTCCATGCGATGGCGTCCGCGATAATTCTCCGTGCATCGGTCATTGTGCGGCGTCCCACATACAGCGCCAGATGCGTTTATCGTCCGTCAAACTTGGAAGCACCTGCGGGCTTAGCATCGCCTCTGTCGGCTCTCGCGCTATGATCTTGAAGCCCTTGGCGCGAAGGGCGGCGATGATAGCGGGAGCCAACATCGTTGTATCTTCGCCGTCGCATTTAACGATTTCGGCGTCGATAATCTCCCGCGCGCTCTTTGCTGTGTCGGTCATGGCCTATTCCTCGCTCAATTCAGATTGCTCAGTAGCCCATTCTAAAAGGTGATCGCCGCACAATGCCTCGCCATCGTCATTGAAGCCGACAGCCGCTTCTTTGCAACCCCTGGCCTCGCAAACCTGAGTGCAGCTCCCCTCGCAAACCGGACACGTTCCTGTCACCCAAACGTCAGGATCATTTCCGCCGTATCGGGAGCCGTATAGTTTGCCTTCGCCACCGCAACGCGAGCAAGGTAATGTCATGGCCTATTCCTTCTGTGTGGCTGCGAGGAGGGCGAAAGCAGTTCCGCCGCAATGACGGCAGATTGTCAGGTCGGCATTATAGGGATGAGGTATGAAAGCGTGTTCTCCGCTCTCGTAACAAGGCGTGTTCCATCGCTTGACCGATTCCGCGAACTCAGCATCCATCATCCAACTCCCGATCCGCCCCTTGTCCTTCTTTCAGCCGCGATGAAAGCGTGGGGGCGTCAGTCATGAGGAAGCCTCTTCCTTTGCAATGCGCGCTCTGATCTCCTCCATCCGCGCCGTGTCTTGGGTGGTCTCGCCAAACAATTTGCAGTCTCCTTCCAAGACCGATAGCCAACATCGCAGATCGGAGACCTCGTAACGCTCAAGCGGTCCCGGTTGTCTAAGCAACGTCATCAAGCGGCTCATTCCTTCATCTCCATTTGCTCGTGGGGGTGTCAGTCATGGAATCCTCCAATGCGTCGGGGCGTAATAGACGTACATTTCTGTGCCGCCGCTTCCGATGAACCATAGCCGCCCGCGCCGTTTCATCATCTGGACGTTCCGCGCGCCGTCTTGATCATGGATCTTGGTTTCGACCAAAACGCCCTCTGGCGCTGTCGAAATGTCGTACCAGCCATTTTTGCTCATGGCCTATCGTCCTCTCGCTGTGTGGGGGTGGGGGAGGCCGCAATCGCGAGATCGGCCAGCCGGCGGTATTCGTCTCGAATGGGCTCGGATGTCGCTTCCCAATACGGGCACGGCATTAAGCGGCGGCGCTTGTCCGTGATGACGCCGTGATATATCGCCCTCGCGACCGCTTCCCGCGTACTCATGACGTTTCCTGGATGGACAATGTCAGGCAACAAGCCGCTTGCTGCTTGGCAATTCTGAATGCTCGGGCTCGTTGCTTTCGCCCAGTTGTCCCATCCCGCCACTGGATATTCCCAAACATGAAATGGAACCATTCCAGCGGGAGGAGATCGCCCTTAATTTTGTTGCAAATCATGCAGGCAAAAACGATCTTGCTGTAAAGATGGTTGGGGGCCAACCAAGCCTTGCTCTCAGGCCATACATGATCCCTCGTGCGGGTATTTGGAAAACCCTTCTTCCTCGTCAACGGCCCCTGACACCAAAAGCAAACCTTGCCATTCGCCCCCGGCCAATAATGACGGCTCCAGTCAGCCATCCTCCCGCTCATTGCCTCTGCTCCTGGAGGGAGGAGGGGGAGGGCTTGAAGCTGATCGCGACGACCCAGGGGTTGTCGAGCCATGCTGTTTTGCCGTTGATGTCGCTCCAAAGACCACGGAACGCGCTGGCGTAGGGTCGCTCGGGCCAATGCGGCAGGATCGGCTTCGCTACGCCTTCCGCCTTGGCGTCTTCCTCGCTGATGTCCTGGAGCCGTTCGACCTTTACGGCGGTCACCTCAAGCGTGATCCGGGAGGCCCAGCGGGGCATGTGGATCGAAGGCTTGGGCTTCGTCCAGTCGCCGTTCTCCGGGTTGCCGTCCGCCCAATACCAGGGCGGCAGGGTGCCATCCTTGTCGATGTCGAGACGGTCATAGGAAAACGCCTCCCGCACCCACAGCCGATCGCCAACCTCGTAGCCCAGCCCCTTTTGTTCGGGAAACCGCTTCACGATGGCTTCCTTGCCATCAAACAATGACTGCGGCTTGACGACCCGCCGCGTCTGCGTCTTCCGACCTTCAAGGATCGCCCGGACCATTGGCCCGCTAAACAAAATTGGAATTTCCCGCCCACTCATGCGCGCACCTGAAGCTGTGGGAGGCGCTGTCCAAACGATAGCGGAATCCGGCCTTTTTCAGCGGGTGCTAGCCAAATAGATTCGCCGGTTTTATTGTGTTTCTGAGCGCTGTCGCCTAACCTACCGTTAGACGATTCCCCACCAAATGCCCTGTAAACCAGGGGGGTGCTATCCAAATCCGGAAATATGCTATCCAAATTCACGCTCCTTCTACCTTTCGGATGGCCTCGCGCGCAAGCCTCAATTGGTCGGCTTCTTTGCTGTAATGCGCCACCATGGCAAGGCTTTGGCCCGTTACCGCCGCGATCTGCTTTTCGGTGCAGCCGGCCTCTGCCAGCTTCACGGTTGCCGACTTGCGCAGGCCGTGGAAAACAAAGCCTTCCCGCCTTATCCGGCCCGCCGGTTCCTTCGTCATTTCCCGACCCCACATGGCATGGAACTGATCAACCGTGAATTGCGAGCCGTCCACCCTCGAAACCAGGTAGAGCGCCCCGCGCGTCCGGCATTCCTCAATGACCGGCAGAAGCTCCCGGTGAAGCGGAATCCGCATGGGCTTGCTGGTCTTGGCCTGCCTGACGGTAACGATCCCGTCCTTGATCTGGCCCATGTGCATTTCCAGCACGTCGCCAAGGCGCTGCCCGGTATAGAGGGCCAATGCGCAGGCTATCCGAAGTTCCGCCCGCATGTGGCCGGAAGCCTCCCAAGCCCATGTCGGCCACGGGCGATGTTCCCCGATCTTCAGCTTGTCGATTCCGTTAGCCGGATTATCCGACGCAAAGCCCCGCTGGCGTCCCCATTTGTACAGCGCCGCAATGGCGCGGATCATGGCGTTGGCCTTGGCCGGGGTGGCGCCTAGCCCGTCGCGGATCGCAGCAATGTGAGCGGGTCCGATGTCGGACGGCTCAAAGTGGCCGATGTCCTTTTTCAGCGTCCCCATGTATCGGTCGTATTCCCGGCGCGTGGAGGGCTTTAGATCGCCGTAGTGAGGGCTTGTCTGGTAAGCGGCTATCATCTTCGCCATTCCGCCGGACAGGGCCTCTGCGGGCTTCCTGGCGCGATCTAGGGCCTGCCAGAATGCAGCCGACGCGCAATCATCGGGCAGCCGCCGCCATGTCGGCTTTAACGCAGCCTCGCGCGCCGTTCCCCGCCCCGGTCGCCAATAGTAGTAGACCTTGCCCCGGCTCTTGAATGTGTGGACGCCTTCAGGCAGCATGGCGCCTGCCTTTCGCTTTCTCCCCATCGATCAGCCCCTTGATCGCCTTATCGACCGGGCTACTCAGGACGGGATTGGATAGCTTCTCAAGAGCCTCATTGATCGAAGCCCGCGACCACAGGCGTTTTCCACCGATTTTAATGCCCTGGGGCAGCATTCCGCGGCTGACGTAATCCCGGAACGTGCTGGCGCCCATGGAAAACAGGTAGGCAGCTCCAGCCTCGTCAACCCAATCTGGCGGATATGGCCGATCCCCCATCTACCGCTCCGTGTTAATGGGTGGAGGGGGGAGGGGCATCCAGTGGGTGGGCGGCGGCTCGATCGGCTCCCCTGTTTCCGACCACCACTCGGTATCTCCGTCATAGTGCGGCTCTTGGTAGTGACCCACGCCGCGATGAAACCCGTTCCACAAAAGTAGGTATTCGGGATAGGCGGTCATCGGCTGAACCGTCTTCGGCGCTGTTTCAATAGGTTGCCAGTCCATCTCACTTCACCTTCCTTGCTTGGCGAGGGCTTCCAGCGTGGCGTATCGCTCCAAGAGAGCCTGTCGGGCGCTTTCGACGGCAGTCTCTGTGTTTAGCCCGTAGCCCATGGACGATTTAGATACTGCGTCCTCGAATTGAGCAATCAATTCGGCGATTGAAACATCTCCAATCCCGCTCATCTCACTTCACCTTCCTTGCTTGGCGCTTGGGCTTGGAAAGGGAGATAGTGACGTAAGCGATGGTCCCGCCTTCCTTCTTTGCAATCGCCTGAATTTCTTCGAAGGACTGTGGATCAGCGCCGCGCACGGCTATGAGGAGGCCGGCATGCAAGTCGAATAACCCGACGCCCTTCCACTGCTTCTGCTTGCGGGCGGTCATGAACCGAACCTCCTTGAGGGCCATTGATACTTGCGCTGGCGGACGCCTATCCGCTTTTCTTCGATACGTTTCGCCTTAGATATTCGAGGCACGTCCACAGTGTTAGTGATATACCGATGACACGGCGGACACAGTACGCGGCAGTTCTCAAGGGTGGCAGGCCCGCCAAGCGCGGCGGCAATCGGAAAGTGATCGTAATGGGGAGTGCGCCCGTCGAATCGAAGTCCGCAATCT